ACGTTTAACGCATCTGCGAGCGTCAGCGGAATATAAATGATTGCGCCAGGAAACAGGTGAGCTTCAGTAGGATAACCATTGTACCATGCGATAACCCACCAATATCTTACATCTCCATATTGGTCATATGCCAAGTTGGAAAGGCGATCTGTGTTTTTCCAAATGTGCTTGTTGGAGGCAATGCGGCTTCTTTCACCAACGCTGGGATGGTAGATCTTGGGGGTGGCATATTGGCGGATCCGTTTTACTCCGCGCTCTTTTCTCAGAGGAGAATAATAATCGCTCGCATTTGTTAGAATTGTGGTTGTTGAATATCGTGTTGGCATTATAGCTCCCAGAAGCTCGACCCGGGCTTCGCATAAAAAGCGCGTTTTTCGCGTTCTAGTTCGGCATTGACGACATCCTGGATTTCCTGGTATAGTTCGCCAGAAATGGAGGATCCATTAAGGACGCCTGCTTCTAACTGGGACGCATAGTGCATCTTCATTTCGCGGCGCCGTTGCTGCCAGGACTCTGGGTCCGTAAAGTCCATTGGTGAGTCATAGCCAATTTCGGCGGCTGCAGCCAGCGCAACGCTAGCGTCGGATGGTCCCGCTTCATTTGCGGGGGGCGGATCTGGCTCTTTGGCGGCCGCATCCGTGGCGCCCACTGGGAGTTCTTCGTCGTCGCTAATAGCGGTTCCTCCTGCGTCGGCTTCGGCGGCGGAATAGCCGTGAGCTTGATAATAGTCTGGATCAGGGATTGCGCCGTAGGGGAAAGCATCGCTGCCGAAAGTCCCGTCTTCGAACCAGCCGAGATGGGATTCGTGGATGGGGCTAAAGTCGATTGTGACTTCAATCATCTTGGGCAAGATGGTTCCGCCCCCTTGTTCAAATACCCCGTCCTCTCCTTCTAAATTGTGATTAACATTAACGTTCCCAATGGCTCCCAAAAGTCCATCTTCGGGAAGAGAAGGCATCGTGGGATCGAGTTGGTTGCGGCCGGCACGGTTCAGAGTGTGGCGCGTGTCGGTTGGACTATCATACTCTAAATAAGCTGCTAACGCACGACTAGGCACGGGGATCCCTTCATCGTCCAGGGCTGTAGGCTTAAAACTATCCTCTTGGCCATTTTCTCTTTTGCGGGCCAAGTTCATGACTTGAAGCCGCACAAGGGGGGCGCCCGAAATTGTGTTGGCATGCGCCATTCCTTCAACATCATTCCACGATTCGGTGCTCGGGGTATAATCTCGTGGTCTAAGGCCACTATAATTAGGGTATAAGAATTGCAATAATTTTTGAACCCTTCCCAAGTTCTCATAGCTCTCGCCTATTGTGGCTGCGGGAACTTTAAAGGTGAGCGATATTTTGCGTGTGGTATTCTTAAACATGTAAATAGGATCGTTGCGACCATACACTTGCTCCGAGGCCCAATCGCTGCTATATGTTTCTGTAAAAGCCACTATAAAAGCTTTGAAGGCTACATAATGATCTGAATTAACATGATAAAACGTAATAATACGTTTCTGGTTAGCTAGAGCATCAGAAGCGTCGACAAAGGAAGGAAGAGAGCCTCCTCCATTCAGCTTATTTACATTAAAATCATCACTTCCCTTCGCCATAATATTCTCCAGCTATATTAATTTCCAAGCGCCATTTCGCTCAATCTGCCGTTTACAATAGTAAGTACTTTCTCTTTAAATTTATCTCCATCAATCATTAAAGTTAATGGCACCGTATAGCGAGGCTGCACAACCTCAGTCTGTTGAGGGGTTGTAGTCGTCGCGGGCTGTCTCGCTGGTGCCGCGGCGGCGGTGCGCGTTGTGGTGCCGCGGGGAGATGTGGGAAGTGTGGCGCCACCAGTTTCTCCCTCAATGGGCTCAACGGGAGGCGGTAGCGGCGCGGTACCTACATTGGTAGCTATCGCCATGGCTCCGGGGACATATGCGTTTGCAGTGGTCACCGCGCCGGTGGTGACACTAGTACTTCCCAAATTGAGAGAGACTCCGCTCATAGATTTAAAGAGTAATCCCCAGGCGCCGGCGCTGACGGCTCCACGACTCATCGCCTCCGCAATTTTCTCGAACGACTCGGCAATGCTGTTCATTGCATCTTTCTTTTGCGCCATCTTATCAGTCGCCTCGCTCATGGCGCCATATTTGGCGGTGTCGTCCTTTCCCTTTCCAAACAATCCCGACATGAGCTTCCAAGAGGCACCCACCACGACTAATGCTAACCCAAGCGCGCCCACTGCTGCAGCGAGCCATAGAATGCCAGCCCCTGCGGTGGCAACAGCAGGTGCGGCGTACATCATGGCCACTACCATGAGCCCAAACGCGAGCGTAAAGCCGACAACTGCGGCGGCTGCGGGCCATGCGGCGTCACCGAGGCCCGCGAAAGATAGAACTAGCAGCGCCAAGCCTGCTGCGGCAATGGCAATACCTAGGCCGATCAAAGTGACTGCGAGACCAAAAGCCAACCACCCGTGCATCCCCTTAGCGGCGGCCTTGCCGCCGCGGCCAATACCTACTCCCATCCGTGTGATACTATGGCCTGCTGTGCTGGAGGAGGCTGCAGTTTCAGCCGCTGCTTTCCCAAAGAAGCCCACGACAGCCCCGTAGGATCCCAGGAGAAACTTGCCTATTTTAATAGCAGCCCACAGTTTCCCCAGAGTCGTAATTAGAGGCTTAATCCACGTCATATTATTCTGGATCGCTTTGGCCATCTTGGAGATCCAGTCTACAAGGCCTGTAAAGATGGGGATTAAGGGGAGGAGAGCGTTTTTAAGCTCCTCCATCGCTGTTTTCATATCGGCCGCTTTTTTTTGCTGATCTGCAATCTCGGCGCTTGTTTGTCCGATACCGCCCGCTAAATTATCATAATTTCCAGAAAGCATCATCGCCAAATCATTAACATTGTCTAGCCCAGCAGCTTCTGCATAGTACTTGCGTTGGTAATATGACATGTCATCGAAAGACAAGCCAGCGTCTGTAATGGCGTCTCGAATCATATCAAATCGAGCGGCTGGATCTGTTTCTGTCATCAGATCCATGGCGTTCACAAAATTGCCGCCTAGTGCAGCATTAAGCTTTCCGGCCTGAGTAGCTGCGCCTTCAAAGGTGTCAAACTTTTCAGTCATCTGGAGGAGTTTTCCAATTTCAAGACCGGTCGCCTTTGCTCTCATCGCCAAGTCTTTAAAGGCTCGGGTACCATTGTCTCCCATTTTAGCGAGTTGTCCACCGACGCTAGCAAAGTCGGCAGCTAGTTTCTGCGGAGCCACCCCGAGATCCTGGGCTAAAGCATTGATTTCTAGAGCGCTTTTGGCTGCGCCTTCGGCTGTTTGGCCAAAAGCCTTGGTGGAAATCTGAATCCCTTTCGCTACATCTCCTACGGAAACTCCAAATTCTCCTAGAATCTGGGTGGTTCGGGCTACTTCGCGTTGGACCGAGGGGGTCTGCAGAGTAAAATCGGTGAAGGTATTGAAAAGGGCTGAGTTGGCGGCGCCGGCTTCTTCTGCCGTTACACCATATTGACGCGTCATATCCCAAGTCTGAGTTAAGTTGCGTGTGAATTTTTCGGAGGCGCCTGTTGCCTGTCGGAAGGAAGATTCCATCTCATCCACCGCAAACCCAAGGTTAATAATGGTATCAATAATCCCTACAAATAGTCCGGTGCTTAAACTATCTAGAAATTGTACGGGCGCTCTCAGACCACTGGCAAGCTTTTTAAGATTACCTACATTGACGATTGTGTCCTGGCCATAGAGAGCCATTTTTTGACCCATTGCGGTACCCAACTCTACGGCGTCTTCTAAGGCTTTATTGCGCTGTTTTTCAACTTCAAGGGTGGCTTTCGCCGTTTTTAGGCGCGCGAGATCAGCCTCATCAAGCTTTCCAGTCTCTTTTAGTTTTGCTTCAAGGAGGCGCACCTCAGTTTCAGCTATCTCTAGGGTGCTTTCCTGTAGCAGCTTTCTTTGTTGCTGGAGAAGATATCTATCCGTCTCGGAGGCCATGTGCCCCTCCAGCAGGGTGCGCTCGTCCTTTAGTTTGTTCAGTCGCTCCTCTTGAGCGGCTACGGATGCCCTTTGGATCGCTACGGTTGCTTCTAGGGCGAGCCGGGCCGACTCCTGGGATTCGGTGAGATCATCGGTCAACTCCTTCTGCTTATTAAGGAGTTCAAGCTCTTGTTCCATCCTCGCTAGTTCTGCTGGGGTAATAGTAGCCACTATAATGCTCTCTTAAAGGGGGGCAAATATAAAGTGCCCACAATAAATAGTTTCCTAACGAAAAAGGCTAAATTATGATTTATCGGAGCTATTCATGTTCATCATGTGTGAAGGCATCGAGGGTTGATTATGAGATCCGAGTGTTTGAGCACTCCCTCCCTGTCCTTTGGAGGCGCGCTCTTGCGCTTCGTTCTCGTCCTCGATCTGTTTAATGAGACGCTTTACAAACCATTCGCGCAAACCTACAGGCAAATTGTAAGCTTCTGAGAAAGCCCATCCTCCCCAATATTTGAGAAAGAAGAACTGCTCATAGATATGCTCCATGTAATTATCGGTCAGGCCAAAAAAAGTCCGCAGACAGCGGAACCTCCATGTCCGCTTCATAATTACACTCGTCACACACATAATATTGGGTGAGATCGACATTCGGGGATGCGGTACGATAAGCCAAGCGCAAGCTGCGCGAATCTATTGAAGGAATGTTGTCAATGAGATATTGAATTGCTTCAGCAGAATCATCATTATTCACTGCTACGACCATATTGCTCAATTGTCGAGTAACATTTTTTTCGTAGCTCTTTTTCTTGCGATCTGCCTGTACAGCATTCGTGAAGTTCTTCTCATCTGCTCCGGTTAAGAGCCGAAAAGTAGCCGTCACATTGGTTCGTGGCAGCACAACATCAAAGGTTCCGTTTTGGTTGTCTATGATATCTCGGTCTGCCAAGTCGGTGCCCGTATAAACAGACGCCTCGTTTAAATCAAAACTATATTCTGTGGTGGTGCCGCATGAAGGACAACTTACTTTTGTGTCGTATTGGTTTCCATATCCTGATACTCTGGCGCACAGGATAATGGCATTGCGATCTCCCACCAATAAATTATCAGGGTTGATTCGTTTATCCACAATTAAGCTGCGGATTACTCGATCTAAAGCCACCCCCTTACGGAGCAACGTAGCAGATGTAAGCATGTCCTCTTCTTTAGCGGTCATTTGCTTAATCTCTAGGCTTTCTTCTCCATGTAAAGGATGATCTTCTGGGTAGAACCGCCCTTTAGATGGGAGTTCTACAAATTCAGTAGGTACAACGAAAGAAAACCCGCTATTTGGGGACCCTTCTTGAAGTACTGTGGGTGGGGGGCTCGCTGCTTGTGTTGCGGCGCCGCCAACGCGGTTTTTATTTCGTGACAATATACACCTCTCGTAATTTATTTGTCGCTATAGTTCGTAGGTTAGACGTTAAAGAAGGGGCCATCGCCGCCGCCTTTAACTGCTGCAGATCCACCGCCGTTGCTCGTCTCAACGCTTGCCCAATCATATTTCAAATCTACGGTAAGTTCAGTTAAATCGTCTTCGCCATATGCAAGATCCCCAAACTTCAAGTTAATGATAAAAGCGTTCCACAACGTCCATGTCTCCAGGGGCTTCCCTTCAGCATCGATTTGAGTAATCATCACACTTCCAAGCGCGCCGGCTGCTGAAGCCTTTGACATTGTATTGAGCGACTCGGCTGTCGTAGGAACGGAATATCCCGCTAACTCAACGATATCGGCCAGCGTTGCTGTCATGTCTGGGTTAACCGGATCTACCAGGGTTAGGGAAATATCCTGCCATGTAACAGATCCGGGATAATAAAAAGTATGATTAAGATATTTGTGTTCGGCGGCTGCAATTTGAAAAGAAGGTTTTGCTACGGATTTAGCATACCATAAGAGAGCGCCGCCGCCCCCTTGTGAGGATTGAATCCCGTGAAATTCGACTGTAAATCTAAATTTTCTTTTGGGATCTTTTAATTCGGTATCAGCACCGAAATCGGTTGACCAGAATGGCATTAGTTGGAACTCCTGTTTCTATTTTTATATAGTATGTGGTGTAAAATTTCTTTCATATCTTTTAGTCGTCGAATGAAGCGCCGGTCGAAGCAATCACGAAGTCAATTGCGATATATTCGATAGCTCTTGCAGGCTTCACCATAATCTTAGCATACAAAATGTTTTGGTCAATCAAATCTGGAGTCGTGGTGCTCTCATCCAAAATTAACCTATAATCGGTGATTCCGAAGTTAACCTTAGTGTTGGCCAATAGTGGCTCAATGAGAGACTTGAAACGATTCCAAGTAGCTTGCACATTTTGTTCGAAAAGAATTTGTGTGGAAAGGATAGAGATCTGCTTCTTCAAGTAGATGACAAGCCTTCGCACGTTGATTCTGTCAAGAGCCGATTGGCGTTCTTGCAGAGTTTTCTGTCCAAAGACCACAATTCCACTAGAGGGGAAAGAGGCAATTGGGTTGATGCGAGACTCATACAGAGTGTCGCGATTCTTAGAGGTTAATCTTTCTGTGACCGCGGTAATGGGGATACCAGCAGCACCGTCACTCAGACCACCTCTATTAAAGCCCGCTGGCGCGAACCAAAGTTCGGAAGCCTTTTGCGAGCTAGCGAGAACGCCCAGCATTGCTACAGAGGGCGGAATCCAGAGGAGTCGTCCACTTGCAGCATCGCGGGTTTGCACCCAAGGATAGAAAGTACAGCCATAGCTGGAATCAATCCTTCTATTCCGCAAATTAGTTGCAGATTGTACGGGTGTCGTTCCAATTCGCTGATTCTTGCTATTATAATACACCTCTGCTGAGGGGATGTATACGTCTGGCAAATCAATGACTGCCAATGCATCTGCACGGTCTTCACAGACATCAATCATACGCCCTGTTAAGGAAGTGTGAGTGAGTCCTGGGGTTGCCAACAAGTTCATATCAATAAACTCGGGGTCCGCCACTGTGTCAATAGCCTGGGCATAAGTATGATACGCATAGCTAGTATCCTCGGTTACATTTGCTCCCATTCCTTGATTATAGAGGGGATCTGGCTTTTGAATATCGAAGCCATCGAAACCACCCCAGAATGGCGCAGTAAAGCGGTTATACTCTTGGTTTAGCAAATTCTCATACGAGGACGTCGTAACCGACAAGGATGCTGCGCGGGATCCTGATTGATAAAAATAGCGACCACTACCGTCCATGCGCACGTCATCCAGTGAGAAAAC